TGTGAACCACCACCAGAACCTCCTGGACTTCCTACACCTCCTGATCCTTGTCCACCGCCGCCGCCTGTTGTGTCTACTTCAAAATCAGAACCGTCAAAAATTGTTGTATTAGTACCTTGATCACCTGAAGCTGTAGGACCAGGTGTTCCTGCTCCCCCAGACCCTACTGTAATTGTATAAGAACCCGCTTCTACTTCTAAAGCTGTTCCTCCTGGAAAGTTTGTTCTAAAACCGCCGCCACCTCCTCCAGAAGATCCACCTCCTGGGTTACCTGCACCGCCACCGCCACCGCCGGCAACAATTAAATATTCAAAAGCAAATATTTTTTTACCACCTTGAAAACCAAATCCTCTTGTAGATCCAGCTCCTCTTGATCCTAATAAAGGCATTTATATCTCCTATGCGAATTGAGTCTGAGATGCTAACACTGTAAATGTAGCGTCTGCAGTTTTAATTACTGTATATGAATAAGTATCTAATGAACTTGCATTACCTGCAGTGGGAGCTGCTCCGCCTTGCCACTCTGGAGTAACTGATGATCCATCAATTGTTACAGCTGAGTTGTAATAAGCTGTTCCACCTTGAGAAACAATATGAGCAACCGTGATTGACTCACCTGTGTCCATAATACTATTCAAAGAATTTGATCCATCTCCTCTAATATTTAAAGTCCAGTTACCTGATGCATCTGTTGTAAAATTCCATACAGCTTGTGTAAGAACATCATAATTAACAGTTCCTGTAGCAGCTGTTGCTTCAGTTGTAACTTTTTCTGCAACACTTTGAATTTTACCTTGACCATTAAAAGTTGCTCTACCAATTCCTTTAGGGGTTAAGTTTAAATCAACGTTTGTATCTCCACCTGTTGCTGAAATATCAGGAGCATTTCCTGTTGCAGCATTAGTAGCTGTTATTTCATTAACAGCAGATGCAGTAGTTGCAAATTTAATTTGTTCGTTATCATTTTCATCATTAATTGAATTACCATTATCAATTAAAATATTATTTCCGTTAGCATCTAAATCCCCACCAAGTTGAGGTGTAGAATCTTCTGAAACATTTGCTAAGAAAAATACATCATTTACATTTGTTCCGTCAGAAAAAACTAATACAGTTTTTCCTTCTGGTATTGCAACACCTGTACCTGAAGTAGTTTTGATAGTTAGTGTGTTTCCTGATCTTGTAGTATTGTCTGCAACGATATAAGTTTTTTCAATTCCATCTGGAACATTAACAACTCTTGTACCCGCTAAAGTTCCTGTTAAAGAAAGAACCATGTTTCTTGCATTTGAAAGAGCCGCATTTGACATAGCAAGCGTTACGTCTGCAGATGCAACATCAATTGCTTCAAAACCTGCAATTGCTTGTTGTACTAAATTTAAGTTTGTGTTTGTTTTATCTCCCCATGTACCGGCGTTTTCACCAGTGACCATAAGTTCTAGTTTTAAATCTGTAGAATAACTTGATGCCATAATTTTAATCCTTTTTTATAATAATCTAATTTTATTTCTATTACGCTGCCTTGTCAACCTCTGTCCAAGTTGGAGCTATTCCAGAATCGACAATTTCCCATGCGTTTAATCCTATTATACCTGTACCAACAGTGCTTGTCACTCCTGTTAGTGATACTTGTACACTTAATCCAGCTGTAGGAGTACCCATCGAAGTTGTTAGTTCGATGCCTGTTATATCTACCTGTGTAACTGCTTCTGCGTTTTCGTCCCCAAGCGTTAAACTTAATTGTTGGCCTGTAACCGATAAGTTTGAATCAGCCTGTATTGAAACAGCGTTCACTGTTGTGTTTAATTGAACACCTGTAATATCAGTATCTGGAGCAGGATCCACAGTTCCTTCAGACATTGACATTGACATATCAACTGTTGCTTGACCCCATGATTGAGCTCCCCAGGCAACCTCAGAACCCCAACCTGGAGTAAATTCAGAAGTAACATCTACATTTACTGAAAGATCAACATCAGTAATTGAAACACCACCCCACTCAGTTGTTGATGCTCCCCATTCGTCTTGACCCCAAGTTTCTCTTATACCTGAATCTACTGATAAACTATTTCCAGTAACATCCGCGGTTACCCATATTCCTTCAGCACCCCATACTTCAACACCCCAATCATCTCTACCCCAACCTTGTTCATTTTGAGCAACAACTGTTCCTAAAGAAGCACTTAATTCAACTCCTGACGGCATTACATCTGGTGCAGGGTCTACGGTACCTTCTGAAATTGTTAAAGAATCTAATGGGTTTTCTGATAAAAATACTTCTGTTGCTGATGTAACACCTACAGCCCCTACATTTGAATTTAACTCTTGTCCTGTTTCAATAATTTGTTGACCAATTGCAACTTGAGTAATAAATGGTCCACCCCATTCTGTAGATGAAGCATTCCATGCATCTTGTCCCCAAGTTTCTGTTGCACCTGAATCTAAACTTAATTCTAAACCTGTTAATGAAACAAGGTTTCCGCTTTCTCCCCAATTCTCGACGCCCCAAGAATCTGAGCCCCAACCTTGATTAGGAAAAGCTTCTGTACCTGATTGAACTGTTACGTTTGGCTGTTGATTACCACCGTAAGAAAAAGATCCCCATGAAGAAGACCCATAAGTGGTAAGACCCGCTGACGATACTTGTACTGTAATATCTGCCATCGGGCCTCCCTTTTAAATTATGCGATTCTTAAAATAGCGGCAGTCGATGTAAATTGTGGAAATTGAATTGTGAATGTTCCAGAAGTTGCAGTTTTATCAGAACCAAAATCTAAAACACAAACTGCTTTATTTGATTCAGTTGTGTTATAAATTAAAGCCCCTCTCGCAGTAAGTGTAACTCCTGTGAAAGACAAATCTGCAAAGTCAACAATTGCGACTCCGCCGGTTGCTAATGAAACTTGTTGTGATTGTAATACACCTCCGCCCGCTGCATACTCTCCAGAGGCCGCTACTTCATTTGAAGTTGTGTATGAAGTTGTTGCAGAACTCAAAGTTGCTACAGACGTATATAATGCTAATTGAAATGTATCTCCACCACTTTCAAGATCATGAATTCCTTGAAGGATTTCAGATTTAAAAGAGTTAGTTACTGCTTGTGATATTGCCATGTTATTTCTCCTTATAAAAAATTTTAATTATTTGGTGAAGGTGAAGGTATTTTAACCCTTGGCACTCCATCCATATACTCGTCTCTACGTCTTCTACCCATTTGCTCTAACGCAAAACTTTGTATAGCTACATTATACTTGTCAGAATAGATTTTGTACATATCCATAGGCCCTTTTAAAAATTCATAAGCCTGCATCATTGTAGCATAAAATAGTAAGTCAGAAACGTTATCTGAAAGGTAAGAATTTTGGTTTGTAGCTGATAATGCTTCAGGAGAATAAATATAACTTAATTGAACCTTGTATTGAGCATCTGGTGTAGGAGCCATTATGATAGTGTCTTCTTTCCAATTAGCATAATACTTAGGAACTCCTGTATCTCCCGCACTATTGTATTCAAATATAAAACTAGTGTCTCTTTTGTCTAAATATTCTTTTGTAGTAGGTGTTTGAGTTGTATCAAATACTAACATTGATCTAACAATAATAGAAGTTCTTGTAGAGGTCGTCGCTGGAGCACTAGGTAAATCTAGATAAGGTGAACTAATGTTTAAATTTGCCGTTGCATATTGTCTTGTATAATCGGCGTCTACTTCCCTAAATATACGAAGCTCTGCGTCTCTAACCATTCCTTGTATTATAGAATCAGTTAAAACAGCTGAATCAACTTCTGTATAATCTCTAACTTTTTGTAATAATTCTGAAAACGTCATTATGTAACTATTGTAACACTCCCTACTCTTGTACCCAACTGTCTTTTGTTATTTTCTTCTAAAGGATCTACAGATGGTTGCATACCATTAGATGTAAACTGACCTGCCCAATATTGAGGATCAAGATAAACAGTTACTGGTGCAGCTCTTTGAGGCCTAGCATTCCATAATGCTTGAGGATCTGCCATATGTGGCTTTGGATCTAGTTGAGGATGCTTTGCTTCAAATTCAGATGTGTGTACCCATGAACCATTCCATTCTTTTACCATTTCTCTGTATGGAAAAGCTTGTCCTGATCTATCTGATATAGATTGGGAATATTTACCTTTAGCGTAAGCCATTATGATCCTTGTGGGTAATAAACATTAGGAGTAATGTAAACAGAAGTTCTTTGTCCATCTTCTTCTAGTGCTCTTTTTAATTCATCTTCGTATAATAATTTTAATGCTTGTAATCTATCAGGTGCAATTTTTTGTGATAAGTAAAATGCTAATCCAGATACCATACAAGGAAAGAATCTAAACGGCATATCTGAAGTGTTAGTATATGCACCTACATCTTCAATTCTTGCTAAGTAGTAATAGAATATATTAGTAACGGCGCTCGTATCAGGAGCCAGATATAAACTTATAGTTGGAGTTATCTGTCTATTAACATAATATTGTGAAGGTGTACCTGCTTGTGTCTTATCAGGTATTGCAATGTATTCTGATCTTGAAACTTTAGTTAAAGTTTGTTGGTTACCGCCTGTAGTAGTTACCACAGCTTCTAGTACATCATTACAATCACTTGGTGTATCGTATGTTACCTGTCCGTTAATTAATGTTTCAGTTTGTGATTTGACTTTCCAAAGGTTAATACCTCTGTTGCCCCATTCAGAAAATAAAAGATTTAAACTTCTTCTAGCAGATTTAATATCATGCCCTGAATTAGTTCTTACGCCACATCTTTCGTAAGCTTCTTCGATAACCTCATCGATTGTAATATTAAAACTTGTAGTTCCTGATGTAGCCATTTCATCCTTACGCTAAGATTGCTTTTTTCAAATGTCCTGGTAAGTTTTTTTGTCCACCAACAAGTTTACCTGTTTTAGCACCTAACATTCCAGTTGATTTGTAGTTTTTCTTACCACCACCGATTGCCATACCGCCTGACATTTTTTCTTTTGGTTTTCCCATTAATTTACCATCATAATCTTTTGGATCAATTACTACAGGTTTTCCGTCTTTACCTTTTTTAAAAAAAATAGTTTTTTTCTTTCCCATTACTTTACTCCTTCAAATTTTCCACCCTTAACAGCGATACCCATACCACCGCAAGAGAAGTTTGTTATTTTCATTTTAGCAACGGCTTTTGCAGCTTTATCCTGCTTGTCTTCTTTGACAGAATCTGTTGCTTTTTTAAGTGCCTTTAAATAGGCTTTATATTCAGTTGCTTCTTCCATTATGTATCTATCATACCACCATAATATAATTTAGTAAACGTCCCTTTAGATGCATAGGTACTTACATTAGTAGGTTTACCACCCACACCTTGAGATTTACTTCTTTTTCTCGCAACAGCAGAACGCTTTTCTGAGTCTGTCATTCGGGCTGCTTTTGCAGCAGGAACGCATTTGGGGTACTTTCTTTTTGACCCACTTGCAGATTTTCTTCCACATTCTTTGTATCCTCCTCCTGGTTTCTTGGAACCAATATCTACCCATTTCTCATCGAACCACTTCTTTAGGCTCATTTCAATAGGTCACCGTAATAGTTTGAGTAGCTGTTGTTAGATAATTCAATGCCACCTGAATCATGTTTTATAAACTTACCTTGATATGCAGATACGACTTTATTCTTTTTATATTTTTTGTATTTTAAATATTCTTCTCCAGGCACTTCTGGCGTCTTACCACTTGGCATAGGTCCTGTTTTACTTTTACCTTTAACATTTGTTGTTTGTTCGTCAAAGTATTTACCTGTTTTTGCCTTCTTAGGTCCCCAATCTTTTCTTTTGGTTCCTGAAGGATCTTTTATTTTACCCGCACATATTTTAGACGCATATGCGTTTGCATACGCTGAAGGGTATACTTTAAATTTTCTTTTAGCGGCCGCTTTGCCTCTAGCACATAGTTTTGTCATGCTGTTTAAGCCTCTTTCGGTTGTACAACTTCTTAGATTGTACCACTCTTGCTTTAAACAGTAAATGTCCTAGATAAAGGATTCTTTTTATTGGATTTTTTTTCTTTGTAGACTTTTCCATGAGTTTTTGCGATTGCTTTGTCTAATTTTTTTTTATCAGAAGACCCTAAACCAGGTTCTAATTGTCTAGCCATTTGTGCTCTTGTTATTGCCATTATACTAAATCCTTTGCCTTTCCTATTATGGGTTTGTATTTTGTTTTACCTTCTACTCTGTGCGCAAGTAAAAATTGTTCACGTCTTCCTTCAGGTATCCAACTACAGTGGATCCATCCGCTGTTTGGTTCTC